AAAAAGTTATTTACATTTTTTAGTAACAACAGATATAGCATCGCACATTCATATAATTAAACACAGAATAGGAGTAAGTGTTAATGGCGAATCTGCAAGATATAAAGAGATTAAGGAAGATCAATATTTAATTCCTGAAGATTGGCCTTTAATTTGGCAAGAACAACTTAAATCTTATACTCAACTAGGTTTGGATAAATACCATAATTGTATAGAAAGTTTAGTTAATGATTATGGTTTCGATAGAAAAAGAGCCAAAGAAAGTGCTAGATTTTTTAGACCATACAATACCCAGATTACTTCTGATGTAAGTTTTAATTGGAGAAGTTTTTATCATTTTCAATCATTACGCAATAAACCTAATGCTCAGTTAGAAATTAGAGAAATTGCACAAACTATGTTAGATTTAGTAAAAAATATTGATAATAATCCATTTAAATATACAATAGAGGCATTTGGATTATAAGATTTTATCTGATTTACTAATATTATCTTTAGCCCATAATGGCTGTAAATTTGTATAGTGAAAACACTTTCTCTGTTGTTCAGGATCGCTCATGTCAAAACTGGAACATGGAATTATATGGTCTATATGCCAACCATATTTTCCATAATTTTCCCAAGTCATGCCTTCTTGAAACTTATTTGCTAAATATGTTTTTAAATATTCAATATCACAGCCAATTAGTTCTTTAGTTTTTTCTTGTTTTATATTATTCTTAACTGCCAATCTTAATCTGCTTCTTAAACTACTTAATATTCTATATGATAAATTATTTTGATATTTATTTCTTTCATATTCTCTCTGTAATTTTCTATATTCTAAACTGGCTTTATGTCTAAGAATTTCTTTTTTATTTTTTTCATAGTAATTTTTATTATATTTTGAAGTATAGTTTTTATTATTTTTTCTATACTCATTCATATATTTTGATCTACTTTGTAAGATTGAGGTCTTGTTTTTTTGAAAATGCTGTTTATGATAAAGAGAAACGCAAGACTTACATTTTGCGTCCAATCCAAATTTTCCGCCCTTTTTCTTGTAAAAAGAAGTTAACTTTTTATTTTTGAGGCAAACGGTACATTTTTTAGTTTTCATATATTTCCTTTTAATATCAAATACACCAAAATTCAAGAATTTACTCAAAATGAAAACATTTAATATCACGGCACAGGTATTTAAAAACAGCGATTTGTCAAAACAAAATCTATTAATTAATCAGGTATTTGATGGTTCTACTTCTGAAAATGCTCTTTCTAATTTTAAATTACATTTTCCTTCTATAGAATATTCTTTAGTAAAAATTCTATCTGTTGAAGAAATTCCTCAAGAAGCGGCTTGACTTCTGCCGATAATGCTGTATACTGTGACCAAGGAGACTCTATTTATGCGTTATGGCCTCTGCTGCATCTCATTAAAACTTAAAGATCAAGGTGTTGGTCATCAGACCATGACCTTCAAGAGATTTAATAGTTTGCCAAGACAAGAAGCACTAACTATTCTTGGCGACCGTATTCTTAACAATCTTATCACTACACGAAAAACTATTGAATTTTGTGCTGAGAATAATTATGTCTATCGTGTTAGTAGCGATATTTTTCCACTAATTACATATGATGAGGCTAATGTATCTTTAGAAAATTTGCCTAATCATGATGATATTCAAGATGAATTTGATAATATTGCTCTAACAATCACCGACAATAATGTTCGTGTGAGTTGTCATCCAAGTGAGTATAATTCACTCTCTAGTCTTTCAGAAAAAGTTGTTGATAAAACTATTACAGAACTGAATTTTTACAGTAGTTTTTTTGACAGAATTGGTTTGTCCGCAGATACTAATTCTCCCATGAATCTTCATGTTCATAACAATAATGGGACTAGAGAAGAAATATCTCATAGGTTTTATCAAAACTTCAAACGTCTCGACGAAAATTGTCAAAGTCGCTTAACGATAGAAAATGACGACAAACTTAATTGTTGGAGTGTGCGTGAATTAGTAGATATTTTTCATCCTATTACACGCATCCCTATTTGTTTTGACTATTTACATCACAAGTGTCACCCAAATAATTTATCAGAATGTGAAGCCATCAATATGTGCTATGATACATGGCAGACCACTCCACTATTTCATTATAGTGAAAGTCGAGAGGGTAATAATCCTCGCGCTCATGCTGAGTACGCATATAATAAATTTGAGACATATGGGTTAGAGTTTGATGTTGATATGGAACTCAAAGGAAAAGATATCGCCATTGAAAAATATGATGAGATTCTAAAGGAGACTATTGTATGAGTGGATGGCTAATAGCATTTACAGGATGTATATATGCTTATGTAGCAGCAGAGCAAGCATACAAAGGCAATATGGGTTTATTTATAGCATATACAGGTTACGCTTTTGCCAATATCGGTTTATATATGTTAGCAAGTAAATAGGAGATATTCGATGAGCGATCTCAAAAATAGGCCCGAACCAAAAAAAATAAAGATGCCCCCACTAGTTGACCGATCACAGGAATACGATATAATGGAGGGATACGAGCCAGCCGATCACAACACTAATGAAACAGATAGCCAAGACAATACGCAGAGCATATCAGAATTGGGTTCCTTGTAAGGAAATTCGTTGTTGGCATTATTGTTCTGCTTTTGATGGAACAAAAATGATAGGTTTTGCTCAAAATAATCCTATTAAAACTCATGCTGGTGCTTATAGAATTGGTGAAAATTTTAATCTTCCCAAATATAAAGAGCATCCGTTTTACCATGCGGAAAGTCATCTGATTTCTAAGTTACTGGATCAGTATAACTATATTGATCCTTCTTGGAATATTGTAGTGATGAGAATTAATCGCAAGGGTTTGATTCTTGGTAGTAAGCCTTGTGAAAATTGTGATAAACTTTTACAATCTGTTGGTTTAACTGCCGTGTTTTATAGTAATGATGATGGTAGTTTTAGTGATAGTTTTGGTGATATGGTTTATCGCCCTGACTTGACAAATTCTTTGGCTAGTGTATAATTCCGCTATTGGAGGAACCTATGAATTGTATTTATTGTTATCGTTCTATTCCAGATGAAAGATTAGAGTTTCTGATAGAGAATAATCGTCCTAAAACTTGCATTAATTGTTCTACCGAACAACGTGCTGTGGGTTTTATGGATTGGGAACACAAAACCGCTCCACAGTTGGTGTTAGTTCCCGCTAATGCTAAAGAGAGTATTCGTATCCTAAATAGGGCTAATAGGAGATCAAGATGACTTGGCTAGACTTATATGACTATCTTAACAAACAAGCAAATCTTACACAAAATGTAGGAGAATTTAACTGGCAAGATCAAGTGATAGTTTATGATAGTTGGAACATGAAAGAATATAATTGTAATGGATTAAGTTGGATGATATCACTAAATAATCAAGACCATCATTGCCTAAATATTAATACCTCATTGGAGAATTCTTAATGGATATAGAAATTGAGAGTCTTTTATTCAAGCAAGTAGAATGTCCTAAGAATCACCTAATGACCAAAATTATTAATCTATGGAGTAATCGATATCGTATTAATGTGTACATAGAAATCGAAGAAGATAATCTGATCAAGAAACGTATACATAGCAGTTATTTTTGTCACTATAGTCCCGGTAAACTAACTATTATTCCAGATAAAGACAAAGGACGTTATAATGAATCCAGAACTCAGTGGTAAACTAATCTCAAAGTATCCAGAACAATTTTCTAATTATCAATACATTGAATGCGACGATGGATGGTATGATCTTCTAGATAAATTATGCTCTTCTATCCAATCTCATCTGGATCACAGAAAAAAAACAGAAGAACCTCTTTCCTACTTTAGTTGGTCACAAATCAAAGAAAAGTTTGGTGGATTAAGAGCCTATTCTTATGGTGCAGATTCTTATATCAATGGATTAATTGCTATGGCAGAAAGTATGAGTTACAGCATTTGTGAAATTTCTGGAGAAAAAGGAAAGTTGCGTAAACAAAGAATTGGAGAAAATGGAGAGCCTATTCCTGCATGGATGAAAACCCTGTCAGATAGTGAGGCACAAAAGGCGGGATACGTTCTCTAAAGAATCCCTCTTGACAATGCCGATACCTGTGCTATACTTAGGACATAACACCTAACACAAGGAGATTCAAAATGCCTCGCGGCCAGAAAATTTGTCCAAGTTGTTCTGCTATCAATGGTCCCCGTGCATACACTTGTAAGAGTTGTGGTTCAGATTTTGCTTTCAAGCCCAAAAGCAAGGAAGTTAAAAACACCAAGATCATTAAGGATGTTAATTGGAAAGAATTGGTTAAGGGTGATCGTATAAAAGTTCGCGGTGGCCCCTATTATGTTCATAAGGGTGAATTTATCCCTATGGGTTATCGTGGACGCTTTGTGGTAGACTGTATTGATGACAAGGGCATTAGGGCTTATGGTATTGATAAGCACGGTGGATTTGCTCATATTTATATGGGTGGAGACTTTCAAAACAAGGAAACCGGCGTATGGAAGATTGCTCACGAAATTGTCAAACTGAAAAACAGAGAAGTGGTATAATGAGTTTGGTTCCTCAACAACAAGAACAATTAGAAAAACTGTTAGAACATAGAGACTCTATAGTTAGCCACTTATATCAGATTGAGCATATTTTAAAGGAATATTTTCCTGAGCAATTTGAACTAGCATATCAACATTGGATTCCTCAAATTACTACTGCTCTTTATGAACAACCTAAGTGGCTTCCTAGAGGACAATATTCTATGGAAGATACAGTAAAGAATATTACAGATAAGGACGATGGTTCTGGTGTATTTAAATATTTGAGGTAATATATGGACGAAAAACTCTATTCTATTGTTGATCTTGAAGGATACGCTAAACAGGTTAGAGAAGCGGCTGCTCAAACCTTATCAGAAAATAACAACGATAATCTTGATGATTATATCACCATCACACAACTAGTCCAGATGGTGCGTAAAAACTGTTGTGGTTTTGATGATGATAACAGACCTCTCTTAAATGAAGATATTAACGAGCAAATTTATGACTGTACTATAACTTGGATACATAATGTCGCATTAGCAAAATTGGCTGCTAAAGACTTACTAGAATGTGCTTGGGATGATAAGGCTAATGAAATGGTATTTTGGCCTAAAGAGACTGAAAATGATAAATCCGTCAAACGAAGAAATAAGAAAAAGAATAAAGAGTCTTGAAGAAGAAATACATAATTACGAAACATATCTACTGTCAGAAAGTTGCAGTAGGTGTGCTGATGCTTATGCTAAGATAGAGCAATACAAGACAGAAATTGGTGAACTGATACAACTATATCATAATGATTAATAAGGGGGTATAACGGTATCGATTGGATAATAGCAATTATGTTAGCAAGTAGTGGTTGATCGACCGGCCACTTTAAAAAGTCGATTAAACGCTTTAACTGGCGAAACTCAGTTAGCCCTTGCTGCCTAATAAATAAGTAGCAACAATCTTAGAAAGCGATGAAGGTAGCGTTCAAAAGATTGATGTAAAATCCTTCGGCTGCTAGAATAGCCAACGGGTTCTAGCCTGAGATTAGTTGGTACGGAAAGATGAATGTTGTTTGTTCTTTAGTCTTTCTTAAAATTTATGAATAAACTAAACTTGTAGAATATATAATGAAAATTATCGCAACACATGGGTTCGACTCCCATTACCTCCACTATGCCTAGAAAAATTTGTACTTATTGTGGTAAAAGAAAAAACCGTAAAAGTTTTCCTAAACATAGTTTGTACAAAGATAAACTAGATACAAGATGTAAAAAATGCGTTAAAGAACATTCAAAGGTAAGAAATAAACTTCATAAAAAAGCACCAGATAAACCAGAAGTTTGTGAGTGTTGTAAAAAGATCCCCATTAAATGGGTATTAGATCATAACCATGATGATGATACTTTTCGTGGATGGCTTTGTGATAGATGCAATACCGGCATAGGAAAATTAGGAGATAATTTAGGTGGTATTGTCAATGCGATGAATTATTTTCTCTCAAGACCCAATCGCAAATAGTCGATACTTGACAGCAGCATGAGCGTCTGGTACGATACCATCAACACAGGAGACTAAACGGATGACTCACGATTTTGATTATGTTTGGAAGATGGTAACTGCTCTTAGAAATACAAGCAGCACAAAAGAAAAAGAAGATATTATCAAGATTAATTGTGGAATTTTCAATAATTCATCTGCAAATTTTGCTAAGAGAATTCTACTCTATACTTATCATCCACTTTGGCAATATCATGTAACCAGTGATAATTTAAAGAAGAAAAATTATTTGGTCGCCAGAAAGAATGAATACAAAAATTTCTTTGATCTGCTTGATGCTCTAAAGAGTCGTAAAATTACTGGGCATGATGCTATATCTGCTGTGAATAGTTTTGTCGAACATTACGCTGACTATGAGGAACTTATTCATTGTGTTTTGGATAAAGACTTGAAAACCCGTGCTGGCGATAAGATCATTAATAAGGCTATTCCAGATCATATTCCAGAATTTAGTGTAGCCTTGGCCGATAAATATAGTCCAGATATTGTAGATTGGAAAGATGAATGGTATGTTAGTCGTAAGATCGATGGTGCTAGATGTATCGCTATTGTTGATAGTAATGGGGAGTCTACTTTTTATTCCCGCACGGGAAAAGAGTTTGATACTCTTGGTGTTGTTGCTGGTGGCATTAAGAGTTTGGGTGTTACTAATGTAGTATTTGATGGTGAACTTTGTCTTGTGGATGATGAGGGTAATGAAGATTTTCAGGGGATCATGAAACAACTCAAAAAGAAGGATCATACCATCCCTAATCCTTCATATAAGATTTTTGATATGATTTCTCACGACGAATTTTATAGTAAGAAGGGTGAGCAAAATAAGCCTTATTCTATTCGCT